TGGTATTGCGCTTAACGATACTAAGAACCGTAGCAACAACTACGAAGCAAATCTACGCCTTCCAATAGGTGTTGGTTATGGCTTAAAAGTTGTACCTGCTGTAGGTCTTGGTTTCAATGACCCAGGCGCAGCTACAATTACCGCTCTTAAGTTAGACAAGAAGTATGCAGATGCAGGTCTTGGTCTTGCTTGGAAAGGTTTAGAAGCTGACTTATTCGTCCAACGTGGCGACATTACAAGTTCAGCAACTCAAGTAACAGGTTATACAGTAGGCTATTCCTACAAGTTCTAATCTGAGTCACACCCACAAACAACTAACCCCTCACTTCGGTGCAGGGGTTTTTTTATGTTCCGAAATATGGAACTGAAGCGCTCTATTTAACTTGTGAGAAAATTTTTCAGGTGTAATGCCTTGTTTTTCTTGCAAAGCAATCTCAGCTTTAAGTGCTTTTAGAAATCCTTCAGATAAGTTAAAGTTTTTAGGGTAGAACATGCGCTGTTCTTTCTTTATCATACCGTATTGTTCTAAGAGTTGCTGAAACTTCATATTAGTTAATATATTTATGTATATGCCCTATTTAAACAAGAAATATCCAAAGATTATACTTGATAAAGTAAAAATATGTTATAACATAGTATTACACCTATGAGTAAGGAAGAATATATCAAACTACAAGCTGTTGTTGCAGCTTTACAAGAAACTATTGAAGATCAAGAAAAGATTAACGAAATTCTTGATCTCTTAAGCAGTAATACTGTAGCTGTTGATGAAGCAGCTCAAGCAGAAGAAGCAGTAGATGCTTCTGAAGAAACTGGTAATGATGAAGAAGGCGAACCAAAGCCAAAACAGCAATACGTTATGCTCGTATCTGATACTAACAAGATCATCACTAAGGATTTAGTAGGTTGGGTACTGCAGATTCCAGAAGATGATGATGTAGCTACTGTTATTGACTCTATTAAGAACGGAGCATATAACTTTAATGCTTCTAAGAAGGGTCAAAAGTACCCAGTATCATCTATTGGTCAAGCTATTGCTAATGTACCAAACAAGTTCTTTAAGACAAATAATCTTAAGATTAAGACTAAAGAGCCTGTTCAGATTATCACTACTAATAACGTATTACCACGTTCTTAAGTTAGTGGTACAATCGCCGGTCCTGCGAGATCAGATCCAGGACCGTTTGGTGTATTAACAGGCAAGCCTTCATCTCCTACTGAATATATAGAAGGTGGAGGCACACCAACAGTAGATTCTCTACCGTCAAATCTAGCTTCAGAACCTATTGCTGTATCATTTGATACACCGATTACACTAGTAGCATAAAGATTAAACTCATTAGGTCCAGGTAATGTAATACCTTCAAATGCAGGCTTGTTCTTAAGAGTAAGAGGTATATTCTTAAATACGTGAGAGTGTGGTTGAGCTATTTGTAGTATACCACCACCAAAGGTGTTAAGGTTTATTAAGCCGCTATTAACACGTAAAGGTATAGTTACAGCTAATGTTTCATCGCCACCAGCAGTTTTGAGTGGTGGTAAAGCTACTACCATTGAACCTTCTACACTAGTACCTATTACACCCCAGCCAGAGGCTACTTCACCTGGTGCACCTTCTGGGTTAACTACAGGCCCGATAGCCATGATCTGTGTATTTTCAGTTACTTGGTATTCTATAGGCGCGGTAATGTGATTAACAAATAACTCACCTTCTACATAAGCACCACCACCAATAATAACGTTTTTAGATACACCTAAAGAACTATCAACTACAACTTGATTAGTTGGTATATTACTCTTTAATACAAGAGAATCACCACCAATAGTTACTAAGCTACCATTTACATTTACTTGTCCGTTAGCTGAGCCTACTGTAACTAAATCACCGGTCATTGTAACCGTACCACCTTGTAAGTTCATATTACCAGTGGTTTGAATCGTGGCACCACCTGTACCAGATTGCACTTTAAACCTACTCATTGCGAATATATCTAAGTTACCACCAGGCATATCTGGCACGTACAACTGTTTATAAACACCAAAGTTAGAAGATATAGGCTGAAATGCTCCGGAACCAATACTGTTAACTCCAGTAACAATACTCTGCCCCGTACCCGCTACTTCTGATAATATATCATAATAGTAAGCTGGGTTAGTATTTTGCGTTAAACCAACAGTTATTACTTTATGTTTTGTTACAAACTCAAAGCTATTACCACCAAAACCCATTTGAGTTTCAGCATCAGACATAGGGCCTATTAAAGCATTTAATGAAGATGAAATAGTAGAAGGATCAGCTGGTGTACCACTTACTCCAGCTAACTGTGCATATAAAGCGTTCCATTGTTCAGCTGCGTTGTTATTAAAGTTACCTACCTTCAGCCAATGATCACCTTGTACAATATAATCATTATCTCTACCCACAAAAGTACTATTATACCCGTTAACTGTCTCAAACTTATCAGCTAACGTTAGTAGTTGTAGATTTTTAGGATTAAATAAAGAGGTATACTTGTTGTTAAGTTCGTAGAACCCGCCACCAAAGTGAGTCACTTTATAAGACTCTCTATCAGTAGTGTTAATGATTTCAATAGCAGCACCGCGCTGGTTGACTACCATTTTGTTACGGAAAGTTACATTATCGTTGGTAGCTCCGCCATAACGTTTATCCTTATTTTCATAAGCACCTGGATAGTCTGGCCAAGCCCCATCTCCGTTTTTAAATATACTGCTAAAGTCTTCTTGACCGAAAGCAGCACCAATATAAACAGGGTTTAAGGGACTACCTTCTCTGAAAAATACCCATAAATGAGCGCCTACGTTAGGTATAGCGAATACACCTTTAGCTGAGTTAGAATAGGTAGAAGGTTTATAGTTATTAGAGAACTGATTAAACTGTTGAGCGTTTATCTTAGCAGTATTACCGAAAGCATCGCTTACTGGGTTAGATTCATATACAGCACCAGGTTTACCACCTTTATTTTCTGGATCTACTAGGTTGCCTGCAGAAGCATTAGGAAAGTTAGTACCAGGTTGTCCAAACATTACAGGAGCATCAGATACTGAGTTTGTATCTGAATAAGCATTATAGTAACCACCAGTAGATGAACCCCCTAATGGACCAGCATACTCAGCCCATGGCAACGAGTCCTGTAACTGAGGCATTATTTGACTTAAGTTCTCTCCATTAGGAGAACCTGGAAATGCAAACGTTTGATTTTGCTTTAACTGATTCCACTTATTATAAATGTTAGCATTAACATGCGGCACCCACACCTTAACTCTGCCTCTATGATCGGGGTCATTGTTTTGTACGCATATACCTAAATAAATACTGTTATATTTTTCCATTATGATTTTCCTGGGTTAGGTACTGTTGTATTTTGTAGTGTGGTTACAGATATTACTGAGGGGTTGCCAGCAGCATTAACTGTATTGCCTGGTATAATTATGGCCTTGTTATTGGTTAATCCACTGAGAGTGCTTGGACTTTGATATTGTAAACCGACTGTAGTACCACCAACATCTACAACCGCATTAAAGCTTTGGGGAGAAGCAGCTACACGACTAACTGTATTAACCACACTAGTTATTTGAGATGTTTCAGAGTTAATAGTGTTTTGTATACTTGCAACACCTTGCTGAGCAGCTGCTACAACTGCCTGAGCCTGAGTTATTGCAGATTTAGCAGCAGTAGCATATTGTGTTATTTGGCTAATAACATTTGTAATAGCTACTGGGTTAGGTATATTAAGACCTGTTAACTTACTAATAGAAGGTAATGTAATCTTAGGAATAAGACTCTTAATCTTTATAAGTGCTTCAGAGAGTAAACGCCCTGGTGTCTTGATAGCATCATTAATAGTGTTGACAGTAGAGTTAATGCCTTCTATTGCTTGGGTGGTGCTCCAAGCTGGTGGTGTTTGTAAGTTGCCGGTTAAGTTTGTGTTAAATGGTAACTTTACTGCAAGACTACCATACTTGCCTGCTAGCTGTACCTGTAACGAACCAGAAGACTGTTGATGTGCTAGTACTTGAGATAAAAATACAGCTTTAGACAATCCACCGACTTTAGGGAGATAACCATCTAAACCTGATTGTAAGTTATTTAAATCATTGTTTAGTTTATACAAACCACTAGCTAAACTTGACGGTATCTTAAAGTTTAAAGCAGGAGAAAACGGGTCATTACCGTATGAAGGACTGGTAGGGTCGGTAACTGTAGGGGTATAGGTTATAGTACCTACCGAATCTGAAAAGTTCTGATATACATTAGGATAGTTAGCGCTAATCTCCTGAGTAACTAATGGATGAGAGTAGAACATTGCCTGATCCCAATAACCGTTAAACCACTGAGGGCTTAAAGCTGATAACGGTTTAGTAATAGTGAATACCGGCTGTGGCGCTATTATAGCAATACACGGATCATTTAAATGTGTAAAGAAATCTATCTTTGAACCAATAGGGTTGGACGAAAAATTTGTACTATATTGTGCTCTAGCTATATTGTTTTCCTCTGGATAACCTTGAGCAGAATAACCAGGCACCAACGTCAACGTATTGTAGTAATCGTAGGTTTTTATTACTGTTGTTGGGTTTAATGCCATATTAATACTTAAGTTATATTACTCTTTATATCAATGTTATCGTTAGCGTGTACTCTAAGAGCGGTAACATCATTAATGTAGTTACCTTGTGTAAAACGGTGCACCACATTGCATATTAACCACTGTCCAAGTAACTTGTTAAAGAACTCATCTATTACACCGCCTTGCCCTTTTTCAATACTAATAAATGTGTTAGCCTCTCTAATAGGTACCCCAAGTGTGGTAAAACTTACAGATGTATTATAATACAAAGCAGATGCTAATAAAAAGTTTCTACCTTCAGCTAACTGACTTACTTTATCTGGACTATAAGAATAAACGTGATTAACAGCTAGAGTATCTGTTTTAGTCTTATTTAAAGTTATTAATGTATCTGGTGCAGAATACAACTTGAGCTTGTTTGCGTAGTTGTTCTTTACAAACGTTTTTACATTTTGTATGTCATTGCTTGCAAAGTCTACATTAAACAGTTTATTCTTTATATCATTACTATAACAAGGAGTGCTAATCATGTCTCGTGAACTGTCTATAGGAGACATATCTACAAAGTTTATATTCTTTATAACACTTGTAATAGGGCTGTTAAAGTTTGTGTTAGATGTATTAGAGTTAAAAGGCGATTGCGGTAAGTTAAACAAATACTCGTTTTGATCCACACCACCCTGCATAGACAAGGTTATGATTTCTCTTTGTAATGAACCAGCTGTTGGAATAGATATTCCTATACCATTTGAACTAGAGTTTACAGCTTGGTTAAATAAAGTAGTATATGAAATAAGCTTCCAGTTATTATCATAACGATTACGGGTAAGGATACAAGGGTCCTGGCCACCATCAGTACCAACAGGTGCACTTACATGCTTTTTTAACAAATAGTTTAAGTTATCATCTGCTGTCCAGTTTGAAGGAGAGCTATAAAATGTATTACTTGAACCTATATCCCACGTACTAGTAAATACAGGTGTAACATAGTTTGCTAAAGCAGTAGTTAACAAGTTTTTAATAGCATTACCAGTCTTAACATATTTTTGTGTATCAGATGCAGAGGCTGGTATTACGTTTGATGGTAATAGGTTATTTGTTGACCACTGCAGTGTAGTTTCACTTAGTACTTGCTGTTCAAACTCCCACAAATAAAGCTTTAACTGTTTAAGTTTTGTATTATCACCAGGTATCTCTTCTCTATCATATATTGCAAAAGCATAAGACATACCCCATACATTATAATCAACATTTGCATCAACTTGACCTAAAGTACTATCATTTACAATCTTAACAGTTATATAAACAACGTCTCTACCATCATTACGGAACTTGTAATACTGAGTTGGTAAAGCAGTAGATACTATTTTCTGTTCAAATACATTATCAGGGTTCTTTATTACTAAACTAGCTCTTTTATACCAAGTTCTACTATCTTCCTCAATATCTAAAGACACCATACTAGCCAGGTTCAGCTGAAACTTATTACCTTGCAAGTTATCAAAAATAATATCTATTTGATATTTTTGACCGTTATATAGCTTGGTATTGTTTTCAGAAGTGGGGATGTTTTGTACTGTTAGATTTGAAACTAGCATTATACCACTTGGTTTATTTGTTGTAATATGCTAGACACGTAACTTGGTGTTAGCACTTTTAAAACTGTACCTGCTTTTGGAAAGTTGATCGGGTTTTGTATATTATTAACACAGCATATAAGCCACCATAACTGCGGTGTGTTATAGCATTTTTGAGAAATAAGAGTCCACGGTAAGTTATCACTAGTAACTGTATAAGTGGTGTATGTACTCTGGTCTAAGTTATTTGGTATGTTTACTGTACTAATTAAGTTATAGAAAAAGTTCTGCTGAGTACCATAAACATTTTCACTATACACATTAAACAGGTTTTCAAAGTTAAGTAAACTTAAAGTAGGTAAAACCGATATATTGTTTTGTTTTAATGGTTCTGCGTTCATATTATAATCCTTGTATTCCTGTTCCTGGAGTAGGTTCAAATACGCTTACTTTAGAAATAGACTGATTAGCTGCATAATAGAACAGATTTTGTGAGTTCATAAACACGCTCTGTAGTTTTATTGTGACTTTATAAGCTTCTGGAATAATCTTCACGTTGCTATTAACAGCAGCATCTGAAACTGTTGAAACATTACCTGTAGTTATATCTACTAAACGAGTAGTACCTATGTTCTGTACTTTCATACTATCTATGTACGCAACAGGAAGGTACTTATAACCTGGTACAGTTACTGTGTACATGCAAGGCGGATCCATCAAGTTAATAGATCTTCTATTAGGTAAGTTCTGATAAGTTAAAGTAAAGAGAAAGTACCAGTTGTTGACAATATCTTGCACGCTTTCTGTATTAAACAAATAAAACGTTGTTGTAACTGAATCACCTTGTTCGCTAGGTGTAAAGATCTTAATCTTTTCTTTTGACACACCTGGCTCAGATAACATTAATATAGCATCGTTTATAGCAGTAGCGTCTTTTAAGCCTTCTTCAAGCCCTCCAGCAACTTTACCTGCAAGTGCTGAACCTAGCTTACCAAATGCTGCGTGTCCAGCGGCTTTAGCTGCATTAGTAATCAAAGCAGCGCCTTTACCCTCTTCAACCGCTGACCATGTACCTATACTGGTTGCTACCATGTTGTCTGGGCTTAAGTAAGGTAAAGTGTATGTAAACTTTGTTGGGTTACCCACATATAAACCTTTATATGGGTTATTAGCAGAAAAACCAAATAAACTTGTAAAATCTGTTGCTGTTGCAAGACCTGCACCTAATATTCCACCACCAGCCGCACCAGCAGTTGCACCTGCTACAGCACCTAAAGGACCGCCTGTTACTAACCCAGCTGCTGCACCACCAATTGCACCGATAGCTTGACCTGCATTTGCACCAAACGCTGCCCTTGCAACAGGATTAGTAGTATTTTGAGCTATACTCAGTTGTAAGGCTTGAGCAACACTCGAACTAGTAAGTTTAAACTCTGTTAACTCTATTTTCGGCACATAACTCTTTAATGCAGCTGAACCATTTAAAGCCCAAGCATATGTATCATGCACATTAAACGCTACTGGTTGATCTGGATTTCCTTGACTATCAGCATTTAATATAGGCGCACCACCTCTTGTGGGGGTAGAACAGGTTCTATAACCACCAAACCCTATTGGTGGTGGTGTAGAAGAAGGAGCTGTACCGCCTGGATTATAAACCGACATATATATACTTAAGTTGCGGCCCTTCTATTATACATCATATTATCGGTTTTAAGCCGTGAGTTAGTAATAGGATTTCCTGTAGCCTGTACATTAATAGTAGTACTTTGCGCGCTACCTATAGTGTTACTATTGCTTATGCTACTATTACTATTATTAGCTGTTGATGTATTGTTATTAGATAGCTTATTGCTAATCTCTTGCAAAGATTGATTAATAGTCTTTAACATATCACTAGAACTTTCTTTTATAGTTTCAGTCTTAGATATGGTTTCTAAAGCAGTAGAGTGAACAGCTGTTACATTAGTATTACTATTAGCTATATTTTCTGTAGCAGATTCCCCGCCTACGTTATTAGTAGTATTATTGGTTATACCGTTTGCAGGTCTTTGAGTTGGAGAGTCTCCAGTTACTTTACCACGACTATAACCCCTTATTTCACTATTCTTTAAGTTACTATTTGAAGTGATACTACCCTTAGAAGCAGGTGTAAATAGCTCAGGACCTCTTTCCCCTACGATTGCAGGCTGGTTTGCATCAATATCACCGCCATCAGCTAAAAATAAACCGCCTATAGTTTCAAATAGACCACCGAAGCCTTCTACAAAACTTGACAGACCGGAACCAGATTTACCTGCTTTAGCAACATCTGCAGCTGCACTTGGGGTGACTGGTTTTGGTTCTGAGGTAGGTAACGTCTCTGCTACTACTGGTTTTTGTTCTGGCGCTTCTTTTTCCTCTTCTTCTTTTTCGGTCTTATATGCAGTTTCTTTACTTACAAACTTTTTCGAACTCTTATCTCTATACTGAGTGACGCCTTTTTTGTTTATTACTTTTTCTACGCCAGGTGCAAGTTCTTTTTCTACAGGTGCAACCTCACCTGTACTTGCTTCAGCTTCATTTTCAGTCTCTTCTGGCTCACTGCTTAAAATGTCTTTAAGTATTTTACCGATTTTTACAATAAGATCATCATCAATATCTACAATATCGACTTTTATTGTTTTAGTTATATCTTCATTTACTTCATTACCTTCTTCGTCTTCTTCTATACCTTCTTCTTTTTCTTCTTCTTTGACTTTAGCTTGAGCTGCTTCTTCTTTGAGTTTTTCTTCTCTATCTTCTTCAAAGATAGTCTTTTCTTTATTTTTCTTTTCAACATCCGAAGCAGTTTTACTTAAAATGTTTTCTGGCTTAACTTCTCCAGCTATAAGCTTTTCAGCTTCATCTGGTGTGAGCCCAAGTTCTTTGAGTTGTTCAGCTTCTTTATCTTTTTCCGTTTTTTTCTCTAGTGCTTCTTTAGCAGCTTTATTCTTCTCGTATTCTTTAGCCTTTTCGTCTTTGTTATTCTTTGCAAACTCTTCCATAGTTTGCTTCTTTAAAACATCTCCAAAAACATTACCCTTACCGAGTGACACTAAAAGATTGCCTAATGGACCGCGATCAAACATGTCCATTTCATTAAAGTTGAACTGTTTGCCTACATTTTCTGCTTCAGCTTTTTTAGCTAAATAAGCTTTCCCTTCATCACTTTGTTCAAACTCTTTTATTTTTAAATCTAACCTACTTGCTTGAGCATTACGAGCAAACTCAGCACGTCTTTGATTTAAAGTGTCTCCTTTATTGCCTTCAGTGACAGGTAACTGAGCAGCTGCTTCATCTTTCTTTTCAGTACCTGCAGCTTTAGCCTTTTCCTTTTCCATTTGCAGACGAGTAGTATCGTTAGCTGCTAACTGTTTAAGAGCAGCCGCAGTTTCATCTGATTTTTTTAAAGAACTTTCAGTAATCGTTAAAAGCTTTTTATTATCTTCAACCACTTCCTGTAACTGACTATAATACAGTTCAGTTTGCTGTTGTTGTCCGTTTAACTCAGCTGAAAACTCTGTTAACTTTGTAGTTAAAGTGCTTTTATCTATTGCTTGACTAAGAGTATCAGGTAGTTTATTTAAAGCTGTAAGCAGCTTACCTTCTTCTAGAGCTTTCTTAATATTACTACCAATGCTCTTATTTAAGGTAGCGGATATCTGCTCTGGTAGGTTTTTTATAGAATCAGATACACCTTCAGTTTTTTCACCGAGGGCTTTTATTGATTCAGTTAAATCGGACATGAAAATACTTAGGGATCAAAGTATTTTTTACACTGTTAGTTTAAAAACAAATCCGATGTAATCGCAACAGCTACCTTAGTGTTAGGTTCAACTTCTATTTCAAGTATACTATTAATAGTGTTTGTAACCACACTAGCATACTCTTGTATTTCAAGAAGTGTATTAGCTGGTAAGCTTTCTATAACTGTTAAACGGTCTTTATATAGCAACTCTTCATAGTTTAGAGCTACACCGTTTATCCAGAGCTTTTTAATATACAAACAAATACCATTTAGTATTAAATCACCAGCAGCTTCATGTATAGTACGAGACTCGCTTTGTAGGTTCTCTCTTAACTGCTTTTCCATTAAATATTGCTCTGCTGCTAAAGGTACCCCTATCTCAATCTGTATGTTTTCTATTGTAACAGTCTTATTAGTAGGTACTGTAATGTTAGTTACTTGCTGTAAGCAATCATCGAGTGTGACATCGTAACCAGCTACATTTAACTTGGAACCTAAAGATGCCTTACGTAATGCAAGTAATACAATGACACGGTCTATTATGGTTAGTTTATCTACTACTTCTTGTTCTAAGCAGTTATCCTTAATAATAGTATAAGAAGTTAAAGTAAACTTTGTATTAAAAAGAATATTATCTTTAATACAGTTATAAAAACTCTTTTGCTGTTTAGCACTAAGAGGTTTAAACTTTACCGTTCTCTGTACAGCAGGTAAGAATACTTCTACAGAGTTTTTCTCTGATAAGCTATTAAGAGCTGCCAAAAAATCGTTTACATTAGCCATAAAAATACTTACCGGGAGATCTTAAAAGCCTAGCTCTGAGTTATTAGTAACTGGTAATCCGCCTGTAGATTGCTTGTTTTCTGCTTGTTGTGCATTAACCTTCTCTACATCTTGCATATAATACATCCAATATACTTGTAGTTCAACTGGAGTAATACTGTCTACATAATCCGCACTAAACCCTGCATGTCTCACAATGTTATAAAACGCTTTGTACACATTGTTTAAGTTTTCTGTAAACAGGAAAGATATTGTTTGTTGTAACGTGCTTGCCGTTATGTTACATGATAACCTTAATACAACGCTATTGTCTACCGGGCTTTTTACTGTTATAAAATCCAAAGCTTCGTATTTTTGTTCTAATACTTGTATATTTTGGTATAACATATTAGTTAGTTCTAATGGCAACTCTGTAACAATGTTTAACCTATCATTAAACGTTAAATCCTTAAAATCTACGCTTTGTTCTCCTATTTTAATAGTATCTATGTACGAGGCTAAGATATCAAATTTATCTTTGTTATTACTAAGGAAAACATACTCATCTCTTATTTTATAAGACGAGTAAGTTACAGTTACATCGTTATACTCAACAGTACCGGATTTATCGATCTTTTTTACCGATTCTATCAAGCTTTCAACGAGAATGGAAATAGTAAACCCGCCACCATCTGGCAACGTACATTTTAATCTCAAATCAGGACTTACACAATAGTTTCTTACAGTTAATAGTAGGGAGAGCTTATCTTCAAATGTTATATCCTTGCCTGCTACCTCTGGACATAAGTCCTCCAGTATAGAGTTGTATTGTTGTATGGTTTCTTTTTTGTCTACGTTATATAAACTTTTAACCAACTCTCTATACTGCTTGTAATAAAGCTCTTTTATCTGCGTTTCTAGCTTTTTGCTAGGCAGATAAGCATTTAACTTGAATGGCATTTATATTAAATTACTTCGTACGTGGAATATGTCCATGTAGTTCTAATACTACGCATTCCAGTGTTCTTAGTACTGCCATAACCTATATTTGCTGCTTCAACAGATAAAGGTACAGCACCTCTAAACTGAAACACTTTACGTAAGTCTAGATCTGCTTCTGGAGAAGTCTTGTTCAAGAAGTTTATAGTTACATCTGACTTAAAGTTTTGAGTACCACCGTTACGTGCAAATAAACCGAAATGAGAAGCAGCTATAATCCAAGGCCTTATTACGTAATCCACAAATGATACGTTTGTTTCGAGAAATGTTATCTCAAAGTTAGTTGTATCAGACCTACCATTTAAAACAGGAGCAGAAAGAAACCCACCTGCCAAGGATGAAGTATCTGCATGAGAGTAACCAGCACGAGAAGCTTTTACTGATTCTCCAGGTAGTGTTACTCCATTAGCAAAAAATATGTCATCATTTGTTAACGTAGTCCAGTACTGGTTATCAATGTTTATCTTATCAAGTATAGTATTGAGAGAACCATTAGCACCACCGTTATAGTTGTAACTTAAGTTGTCTAATATACCTGGTGTACCAATAGTGCCGTTTAAGTTAGAAAAAGAAACAATAAAGTTTGCCTCGACTGGTATATGAAAGTCAGGGTTAGAGAGTACATTTTGTAGAAACGTACTATTGTTCTTTACGTTAAGAGCCATTTATTTTATTGTTGATCACCAGGTAATAGTTCTGGTGTAGTACCTGTAGCATAGTTCCAGTTTTGATAACCGAACTTTACTTTAATCTCTTGTATCTTACCTGTACCATCTAAGCTGTAACCCACACTAGGAATATCAATAATAAACAAGCCGTTTATTTCGTAAGAAGTAACTGGGTTTAGTTGATCATCATAAACAGATATTAATGCGTAGTTATCTTCTGCATTAGGTATTGGGTTAAAGTTAGCTAGTTGAGTAGCTATGTTAGATGATTCAATACTGTTTAACGAGTTAGAAATATTATTTGAAGATGTTTCAACTAAACGTCTTTCTAGCCAGTACTTAAACTGAGAGTTACCATCCAAGTAGAAAGTAACATCCCAATCTTTGCTACTACCGAAATCTCTAGTACCTACTGAATGTACATCTACACCAAAGTACTTTACTGTGGTTATAGCTTTCTTCATGCTAGGTAATGAAAAATTTTTAATATAAAGCAAACTATCTTCCCCAGATATATCGAATGGTGTGCCGTTAATGACAAGATTATCTACCCTGGCCTGAAAATCTCTTGTAAACCCATACTTTTGTATAGAGTTGTAAAATGAAGTTAATGTTTGCTGTGAAGGCATATTAATACTTATAGTTAAGTTACGTCAAAATATTGAAAAGCTATTGTAACTGGCAACTTAGCTACTGTGCTACCATTGTCGGATATACTGTAATCCATGCTACCCACTTGAGTTGGGAAGGCACCATATAAGGTGTATGTAGATGCTGCTTCTTCTTCTGTTTCGCTTACTATTTGTAGCTTTATATTGCAGTAACCAAAACCAATACCGTCATTAGTACGAGAAGCAGCGTTAGTACTAATAGATCCTTTATCATAATAAGTGCTATTTGTTTGATTATCGTATAAAGCTTCGCTCCAACCTTCAAACATTTTTCTTATTAGTAGTTTATCATCAGAAAAGAAGTTTATCTTCCAGTTCTGTTTATCAGGAAACGTTGCTACTGTTGGTGCTACAAAGTCAAATGATTTGTACGGAACTGTGGTTGTAGCTATATTACGTGATGGTATATTAAGCGATTCAACATATAATAGGTAATTTTTATCGTAACCTACACCTGGATCGTTTGGTATATAATCTATGCTAGTTACCTTAAAATTGTACTTTTTACCGAAGCCAATCTTTTGTGCTTGGGAGTAAAAATCCGTTATACTAGGTAAATCAGCCATACTAATACTTAAGCTTTAAACAATAAAAAACCCGACTTTTCAGCCGGGTCATTTATAATAACTTTAAACTATTAAGTACCTACTACTGAATCTGTCCAGAAATGGTAAGCTAAGCTTGCAGTAAACTCTTGTACTTTACCAGTACCTGTAATGTCATACTTGATAGCACCTAAAGATTGTAGGTAAGCTCCGTAAAGGGTGTATGTATTAAGCACATTTAGCTTATCATCAATCTGATTAAGTTGAATAACGCTATTTGTACCTCTTACAGACAAGTCACCTGTACTTGTTTGATCATCGAATATTAAGCTTCTTTGCCATGTTTCGAGTTTATTACGAATCAAACCAGCTTTATCAGCACGGAAAGTAATATCCCACTTTTCACTGCCAGGATATGTTACTGTGCCAGGGAAGTTAAACTTTAACCCCATATATGTAGCGTTCTGATTTGTAATAGCTCTGTCAGGTAAGGTAGCAGTAGTAATATACACGAAGTCATCTTCATTAAATGTATTATTACCGATAGAGACAACACGAAGCATGTAATCCCTTGCGAAATCTCTTTGCTGTGCTACTCTGTAGAAGTCTTGTATTGTTTGTGACATATTAAATACTTATGTTAAGGTTATTGTAGTAACTCGTTGAAGTCTTGTGATGTCTTAGTGCAATAGAAGTTTATTAAGATAAACTCTGCTGTACGTACTGGCTTAATGTAGATGTCTACAACAAGCGAGTTATCATCAACAACACTTGGTGTATTGTTAGTTGAGTTACATACGATTAAGTAGTCGTAAATGCCTTGAGTATTCTTAGCTAGTTCAAACACTGGCTTAATAGTGCTTACTAAACGGTTTTGTGTAAACGTTGTGTTTGGTTCAAATACGAAATACTTTGAAGTATTTAATACTGATTTTTCTAAGAATAAGAATAAACGACGTACGTTAATACGATCAAATGCACTTGGTACTGCTAATAACGTCTTTTGACCGTATATAGAAACACCTTCATTTGGGAAGTTTACTACAGGGTTAATAGATGCTTTATAAAGCAGATCGCGTTGGCTTTGTTGTGGGTTAATCGCAATGTCTGTTACACCTGTAATAGCACCACGTGTTAAACCAGCAGGTGCACCCCAAGGATAAGCTACTGCATCGTTATTTGTATAAGCTGCTGCAGCGTATGCTGAGAATGGCATCCAGACTGGGTTATTTGTAAACTGATCGATTATTGATACCCAGTTTGCATAAGCAGCTGCATAACTTGTATTAATTGGCGTATAAAGGTTATTTAATGGCCAGTAAATGTTAGACGAGAAGTTAAGACTCTTATTGTTTAGAGTCTTAAAGTTTGTACCTTGTACAAATATACCACGTAGTGGGTCAGATATAAAGATACAATCCTTACGAATACTACCAGCAAGTTCAACGAACTGGTTAGTTACTTGTGACCAATACTGAACAACCGCATCTGGTTGATATGTACCGTTTGATAATGTTAAACCGCTAATACTATTAGTAATAGTAGAGTTAAACAATGTATCATCAAATATACCTGTTACATTTACGCCAGCGTAACCAGCAATAGTTGAAAGACCAGCATCGCAAATAACATCGATGTTATAAAGATCTTTATTAGCTACAGTGTTTATTACTGTTTCTAACTTACCAGCTACGTCACCGATTTGTTTGTTAGCTGTAGTGTTTAAGGAAGGAGCATATACACCTAATGGGAATAGAGCATCACCAGCTGCATAGCCTTCTAAGTTACTAAAGTTAGTTAGGATATAGTTAGCTAAGTCTGTTGTAAATACTCTTGCACACTTTGTAGCATTGCCGGATGAATCTAACCAACCTAAGTTGTTTGAAATATGTGGGTTGATTAATACTGAAATCTGAGTTGATGCATCGTTAACAACGTTCTGCATGAAATCGTTTACAGGTGCACCACCGTTTACGTCTTGTATTGTACGGTTTACATAGAATGAAGCAGCATACCCTTCTTGTAGAGTGTAGTTAAGAGCTAAAGGATTATTACCGAAAGGCGAAGTCTTAACTTTAAACAACGATAAGATACCTAAATCACTGAAACCACCTAGACCGAATGTCGAGATGTCATACGTAGGAATGTTTTCGACTGTTTGTGAAACGCTGCCAGTTTGATCTGTAAATACTGCACTTAACTCAAATGTTAAGCGGCTATTTGGTACTGGTACATATGAAGCAGCAACACCTAAACCAAGGTCTTGTGCAACACTGAATAGTTTTTGAGCTGCAGTAAAGTCAGTATTAGGATTGATGTTAGTATTATCAGCTAAGTTAAGATAATAACCTTCAAACTTTTCGTTGATAGTGGTTTGAGCTTCGTTAATAACGATCATACCAATACCAGTAGCAGATAAGCTAGTTAAGCCTGTAATAGCAGGGCAGGTACCGCCACCGTGAGATGACCAATATACACCGTTCTGTTTTAATGAAATGTAATCTTGTTGTGATAACTCAATAAGTGTTGGAGCACCAAAGAAATATGAAACTGCAGCAGATAATGCTGTAGGTGAACCATTAATAGAAGCATTAATCGAACCAGCTGCAGAAGCAAGTACTACTAATGAAGAAGCACTTAATGGTAATGGAGCGTAGTTAGTGGGAATAACTGGATAAACTAATGCGCTATATACATTTGAGTTATAACCATCGCCTAAACTTTCACCATAAGGTAAACGTACGACGCTTACTTGTGCGTTTGTACCTGCATTAAAAACTTGTTGTACGGAATAATAAAGATAACGTTCAGCGGCAGTTGTTGGAGTACCGAAAATATTTTGAAAATCTTGATTAGTTGTAAGATTTACGACTTCTGAAGCAGGACCTTGCGCGGCATACCCTACCATAAACACGCTTGTTCCGTTTGGCGTAGTAGATGTTTGCGATAGATCGACTTCGTTGATTTGTACCCCAGGTGATTGTATTTGACGTAAAGTAGCCATAATAGTATTTACTATTATTTAGGCTTTCTTTGAAAGGAAAACCCGTGGAATTAAAGTAATTCTGAGGTAAACTGACTGAATGAGAAGGTGAAAGAGGCTTCCATTTGCTCTGCGTCTCTATAGTTGTACGTTATTCCTGTCAGATTAGTAATAAAAGCTTTGCTATAGTTAAAACGGATTTTGTTATTATTGTATTCATCTAACCCGTAAACAGTAATATTGGTTTGATAAGGTTGTAAGTTTGCAGTACCTGAGTACAGTTCTGGGCTAGAAGGTAGAGTGGTGAGGTTATTCGGATCTAATAAGCCAGTTGTTGCACTGTTTATATAATCCAACCACTTCCAAAGCACCCACCAGTTATTAAAGCCGTTATCAACAGTAAAGTTCACTGTTATATCTTCATACTTCTCTCTTTTACCAGATGTAACATTTAAAGTCTGACCAGCAAACGGTAAAACTGTCGGGTTTATAGTAGTAACCGGTACAACAGTACCATAAACTGAGTATTGTAATGAGCTAAGAATAACGTTTTCGTTATCTCGAGCACTTTGATCAGTAACGTTAATACCTTTAAGAGCATCAGGTAAATCTAGTATTAACCTAAATTTATCTTTTCTACTTTTATTAAGAACTGCCTGTTGTGTAATTTGATCGCTCATTATTTTTTACCTTTATGTAGATAGTATTTTTTTACCGAAGGATCATAACCAAGCACAATACCTGAAGTACTTAAACCACGTGGTTCAGTTAATACCTTTTCAAAGTTCATATTATACCAACGTGCAATACTGCTAGCTATTTGAGGGGTGAGATATGTTTTACCTTTTTCTTTTTTCTTTAAGTTTTCAATCTCGTGAAAAGGGGTTTCCATCTCTCTATGTACAGCTGCCACGATGTTAACGTTTTTAGTATCAGTTTTAGTTAACTTTGAAGCACCGGCTGTCATACCTTGATCTCTACGACCTCTACTACCCTTTCCACCCTTCTCTATACCGAACATATTACTGAACATTTTAAACGTTTCGTGCTTTAAGGATAGCTCACTATCTTTTTTAGCCAACACACCCTTTATAAGTCTGTCTATATCCCCGGCGCGTCTTAACTCTTTAAACGCTAGGTTTTCCACTGAGAACTCACCAGCTCTCTCTAAACCAGCTGCACGTGTCTTTAGTATCTTTTCTTTAGCTGTTTCTGCGCACTCTAAATCACAATCATTACTTAAAGCATGTTCAATAGTAGCACGCATTGCAGCTACTTTAGCAGCTACCTCTTCTTTATTGATAGGCTTAACTTTACTTGGTGCTACCAACCAGCTATCATTCTTTATAGAGTATATACCAGTAGCATAATGTTTTTCATTTTTATCTTGTACATATGCTTCAACGTCGTAGCTCTTAATCTTTATAGTATGAGAGCTATTCCAAACCGTCTTTTTAGCTTTAAAATAATCTTTAAGTAGATTCGTGTCTACGTCATAATCCTTATAATCTGTTAATATGTGTAGATCAATATCACTATAAGGTGTGTAGTTGTAGTTAGCTAAAGAACCTGTAAACAGTATATCTTCAACATCTACATCTATTTCAATAAACTCTAAAAACGCTTCTGCAACTTCTAATAGCTTTTCCTTTACTTCAGGTCTAAGCTTACCATGCTCCCATATTTCTGGGTTAAGCTTATCATGGTATTCAAAAGTTAGTTTATTAGCAGCCGGTAACATGTATGCAAATATTTACATAATACCAGTCTATTTGAAACTTTAATCCGTCCAGGATATCATTTTTTGACTATCTGTTGGAATACCTATATAAGCGCATTTCCAGTCACCTTGAGCAAATAAATCTAAGTTAATCCATTCATCTTTTCGTTTTAGTATTTGCTTAGCAAAGTCATTCCAGTCTGTGTTTAAGAATAAAGGTTCTAATAATGCTTTTCTTTCGTTAATTTTATCGAAATCAAACTCATCATGTTCATAATGTATAACCTCTATACAGTTACCTTCTTTATCTGTATAGTCTACAGAAAAGTCTACACCCCATTTTGGTTTTAACTTAATAAGTTTATATATTTGAGAGTTCCATTGAGCCCAAGGTAATAGTTGCTCTAAAGCAGCACCAGAAAACCCTCTTCTCTCAAACAACAAGCTATGATTAAGGTTAGCACCTTCATACACTAGTTCCTCTTGTTTAAACCAAGGTCTTCTAATACAGTTTTGCGTTCTATAGTGTTCATCCAACGTTACTTTAGCTTCTTCTGCATAAGAAACTTCTAAATCAGTCATAACATATCCTTCTTGATCAAATAACTCTAAAAGCTCAGGACCGGGGTAAACCACCTGCCCACCCGCTGTAGGAAACTCTACAAACGCTCTTAAAGATTTTGTCCAGTAGTTATCCGCATTAAACTTGTTGTCAGTAAGAGTTAAACTATTCATCATATAGACTTATACGTATATTTTGAAATATCCATAGTAAGTATGTGTAATGGCAAAAGCTAAAAAAGATCAGGTATCATTTTACTTAGGTAATAAGAACTTACCTGTTCCGGAAACCAACTTTGAATGGACACCAGAAATGGTGGAAGACTTAGAGCGTGCACGCAAGTCTATATTACATTTTGCTCGTTTCTTTTACATTGTTAATCTAGACGAAGGCAAGCAACCGATTAAGCTTTATCCCTATCAAAAGCGCATATTAAAAGCACTGGTAGAAAACAGATTTAACGTTGTATTGGCTTCTAGACAGATCGGTAAAACGACTATCTTAACTATATTTGCATTGTGGATGGTTTGCTTTCATGATGACTTTCGAGTACTGTTAATTGCAAATAAAGAAACAACAGCTATTAACATTTTTAAACGTATTAGGTTAGCATATGAAATGTTACCCAACTATATGAAGCCTGGTGTAATAGAGTACGCTAAAACAGGTTTAGTACTAGCTAATGGTAGCTCTATTGGTATTAGCACTACAACGTCTGATGCTGCCAGAGGTGAGTCCATTAACTGTCTACTCATTGACGAAGCTGCATTTATTCCGCCTGAGTTTATGGACGATTTCTGGGAATCAGTATTTCCGGTTATTTCGTCTTCTAAAAAGTCAAAAATATTTATGCTATCAACACCTAATGGTGTGGGCAACTTATTTTTTAATACATACACAGATGCTGTAGCTGGAAAAAACGGTTGGCACAGTGAGAGAGTAGACTGGTGGGAGGTGCCTGGTAGAGATGAAGCATGGAAAGAAATGACTGCTAGAGCATTAGGTTCAGTGGAGGCTTTTAACCAAGAGTATGGTAATGAGTTTAGAGCGGCTGGTGAAAACTTATTTGATAAGGATCAGCTAGATGAGCTAATAACCAATGCACCCGAACCTATTCTTGTAGATGATGACGGTACATTTAAAATATACAAGGATCATATTGATGGACATTTCTATAGTATAGGGGTTGACGTCGGAGAGGGTATTGGTAGAGCTAACTCAGTTATACAAATAGTGGATGTAACAGATTTAACTAACATAGAACAAGTCGCTACGTACGCTAATAATAAACTAGACCCTTTTAACTTTGCTGGGAAGTTATTTGAAATAGCCGGTCAATGGGGTAATCCTCCATTACTAATAGAACGTAATAACTGCGGTGCATCAGTTATAGATGCTTTAGTTAATACCCATCAGTATCCTAATATAGTAAAGTACACTCCAAGTATGGGTACATTCACTGAAAAAGTAGAGAAGGATAACCGTTTAGGTGTGTATGCTCATACTAATAGTAAGTTTAACTCCATGTCTAACTTTAGATACTGGATGAACGTGTTAAGATGCCTTAAAATATATGACAAACCAACTATAGAGGAGTTCAAAACATATATACGTCAAGATAACGGCGTATGGAAGAAACAATCAGACAAGTACCTAGATGATAGGGTAGAAGCTCTTATATGGGCAATGTTTATACTAGAACCTAAAGTAGTCGAACAGTTTTATGAAGTAACCCAGCAAGATGCTAATGGTAAACCGTTAAAGATGTTACCTAATAACTGGGACCCATTTGTAGTAAGCTTCCCAAAACCATCTGAAATGTATAGACGTCCGGGTAGTAAGGATGATAATAACAATATTACACCACATACCCCTGTTATATTTTCTAATCCAAAGAGCACTGGTAATAGTGATTTAGATGATTTGTTTGCTCAGGGCTGGAGATTGCCTCATGGTAGTCCAGCTGCTGGTATGATAGGCACTCGTTTCTACAGCCCATAAAAAAAGCCCTTATTGCTAAGGGCTTTGAAGTGTCTATGCCAGAAATATTATTGCTCGAAAGCGTTGCTCTGACCTTTGTCAACCTTTAAGTCGCCAGCTGTGTGAAGCTTGTGACCGTCTTTAAGGTGTGAAGATTCAGGAGCTTTTGCTACTGCACCGTCTTGACCTTTAGGACCGCCTTCAAATGAAGCTTTTCCTTTTTGTTTTAAGGAACCAACTTTATGAATCTTGTGACCGTCTTTAAGTTCTTCAGACTTTGCATTAACTAATGTATGTCCCATATCTTCTGCTTCAACATCTTCAGCGATTGGGGATTCTTCACCGTCTTCTTCGCCACCATGTGTGAAAGCTTGATCTTCGTCGCCTAAATCACCATGAGCTTTATCATAAGCTGTGTCCTTTTTGAGGAACTGTAGAAGTTTTTCAACCATCTCGATTGCTTCTTCATGAGTGCAGCACTCTTCTTCGCCGCCTACTTCAGGTTCAGCATCGATTTCTTCAGCGCCTGCATCAGCTGCTGGCTCTACTGGAGTCATTGCTTCTTCTTCTTCATTTACATTTTGGAAAGGACCAGCATTGATTGCGTCCTCGTACAATTTTTGGAATTTTGATT